TCATCATTAGCAACTGTAGATATTTCTGATAATGAACCTACTGCTATTGAATTAAAGTTTGTACCATCTGCAATTAATAAATTACCTGCAGTATTAGTGCCCATAATAATATCATCGCCAGTTACTGTAAGATCTCCACCAACAACTACATCACTATTAAATGTTGCTTTACCTGCAGCACTACCATCTATAGTTAAAAAAGTTGTATCTGCTCCACCATCAGTACCTTTTAAAATAATATCTGTATCACTACCTTGTGCATCAATTGTAATATTACCAGCAGATGTCGCAATATTAACTGCGGCATCTCCAGTGCTTAAATCATCATATGCAGTAGATATACCTTCTTGAAAATAAGTTTTAAATGTAGCAGCACTTGTAACTCGCATTGTGCCACCATCATTATGTATAATACCATCTCCGTCAACAACTGCTGTAGTTCCAACAGTAGCTCCACCATCTATCAAATTAATTTCTGCACCAGTTGCAGTAATACTAGTACCACCTAAACTCATAGCATCAGCTACTAAGCTGTCTATATTTGCAGTACCATCTAAGTGTAAATCTTTAAACTCAAGAGAGGAAGTTCCTAAGTCTATATCATTATCTGTTACAGGTACAATAGCACCATCTTGTATTTTAATTTGCTCAACAGCAGAAGATGATACTTCTACATAAAATTCTAAATGATTATTAGAGGTATCAACTAATATTTTGTTATTTGAATCTGCATCTCTAAGTGTACTAATAGGGCCACCCTCACCAGCTGTGCCATCATGTGAGTGTCCTGTTGTTGCATGAAATGCAGCTAATACCTGGTTAAACTCATCGTTAGAATGAGCTGCTAGTATAGTATCACCTGTTGTGAAACTAGACTGTCGTGCCGAATAGCCTGCCATTATCTTCTTCCTCCTGGGGTAAATTCTAATTGAAATCCTTTAACTGAAAATGAGTCTGCACTATTTTGATCATCTATCTGTAGTGCTACTGCAAATCCTGAACCTTCTACTGCTTGTCTTACTAATGGAACACCTGATGCATCATACAATGAACTACCATAAACTGCAGCTCCATATTGCCCAGCACCACCTACAGTTGGTAGTGCAATCTTATCTGGTTGTGGGCTGTTCTGGTCATCGTAATTATATCTAAGAGCTAGGTTTGCATCAATAGATGTACCTTCACCTTCATAGTTTAAATTAACTCTTTGCATATATTTTCTAACACCTGGATCTCCCATTACCATATCGGGTGATCTGTACACTGCTTGAATAGTAGTTGTAGTTGCACCTGTAGCAAAAGTATTTCCTGTTTCCATTTTATAGATGAATCCATCATAACCACCAAATACTTGTGTTTCAACATTACTTATAAAATCTGAATCTGTGCAAGCAGGTTTAATACCCACCATATCTGCATATTCAAATCCTATAGCACCTGTATTAGGGTTATTTTTTAATACACCTATAATTCCTTTAGCTGATAGTTGTCCTCCACCATCAGTTGGGTAGAATAATCTATATTGTGATTTATCTCTAATAACTAGAGATGTTATTCTATCTAATCCTATATCATCAATTCTTGATTGTATTTGTCTTGAAATAGATCCAAGCTCAACGTCACCAATTCTAGCAGTACCAGCAATAGTTCTTAAACCATCTGGTGCTAAGAATATAACATCACCACCAATCTCTTGAATACTACCACCATCTCTGCATCCAATATTTCTAGTAACTTCTTGTACTGCAAAATTACTTGATGATGTTCCTGTTAATTTATAAATTCTATCTTCGCAAAATACTATTAGCTCATTCCTAAATACTTTTAATCCAACAACAGTAGAGTCAACTTTAAATGACCCTGCTCCACTAGCTGATGTAAAATTATCTTCTTCAAAGGGAACACTAAATATAACTTCTTGTGAATTACTTGCACCAGCATAAAACATATGGTTTTGAAATGCTTTTACAAACTTAGGATTTGTAGGTGCAGTTCCACCACCTGTTGCATTTACTACATCAACTGCAAAACTAGAATTAATTATTTGTGCAGCTGAATGTCCTGTAGCAATAACTAATTTATCTGTACCATTAAAATTAAATTTTTCAAAATCGTATGCTCTAGTTGCTGTGCCTAGTCCAGTTGTTAAACTTGTCCAGCTACCACTAGTTGTACCTCTATGTATATCACCACCTCTAGCTACAATAATCTGTCCATTAAATATTATTGAGCAATCTATTACTAGACTGGTTGTGCTAGATCCTTGTGGTACAATTGTAGTATTATATAGAGCTGTTCCACTAACACGTCTATACCCACCTTTAATATCAGGCTCAAAATTTTGTAAGATAAGTGCTTCACCAGGTTGCATTGAGAATACATCTTTATTCAATGTCAACCCACCAGCACAACTCACTACAAATGGTGATATTAAATCTGTAGTTGGCATGTGTTAATCTTCTTTTTCTTTTATTAATAAATCGTTTAATCTTTCTTTTTCTTTTTCTGAAAGAGGCCCAAATGTATCAGAATTTTCTTCTTTAGTTTTTAATAAAGCTAAATCATTTTTTTCTTTACGATTTAATTTAGCTACCATCATTTCATCTGGCTCATTATTAAGACCATTAGTTTTTTGTCTTTCAAATTTTTTTTCAGAATATTTTATATTATCTTCTGGTTCTTTTATTTTTTCACCTTTAAAATTTATAGCCATTATGCCACTCTGCCTCCTATATTTGTAGCGATACTTTCTGCAATTGTGTCACTACGCATATAATCATTTTTAGTAGCGTAGTCTACTTTTAATAATCTAAGTTTTCTTTGGAAATCTCTATCTGCTAATTGTGCATGCTGTGGATCTGATCTAAGCATATAAGTGTAATACTTAGCTCTATCTACTATTAATGTACCAAATCTATCAGGTAAGCTCATATTATCACCATGTGCAGATAAATCTGTATGTGTAGTATAATAATCATAAGCTACTGTATATTCACTAGTGTTTGGTCTTGGGCTTACACCAAATGCAGAATGATCAGGTAATATATAAACTCTTATTGGTGCTGAGTAATTACCTTTATTATTTGTATCATCAGTTACTTTGTAAGTTTGTAAATAATTATCATATGATATATAAACTAATTTTCTAAGTGCTATATCATTTCTAGATATTCTTACATAATCTACATCAAGTTGTACACCATCTGATTCTACATAAATATATGATGTTTGTGCTGTAGCTGTAAATGTTGTATTTAGTATAGCACCTTCTCTAAAATTAGTTACAGCCTGTGTTGTATTTAAATTTTGTGTTCCACCTGCAGACGTTCCAACTCTAATAATTAACCCACTTGTCGAACTGTTAGGACTTAAAACTCTAACTTGTATTTTATATTCTTTATTAACTGTAGTGCTAATAGCTTGATATGCTGCTGCATCATTTAAATTTAATCTACCATTACCACTAGATGTGTAAGAAGGTGATCCATCTCCAGTTGTCCAGCTATTTATGTTAGATGTAAATTCACCATTAGTCACTAATTCTGTTGGTTTAAGAACAAATGAATCCATATCTGCTTTTCTAAAATCAGCTGGAAAATCATATTCATTATCCCCAACAAATAAATTTTGTGTAGTTCTAGTATATAACAAAGGTATCTCACCTGTCTCATTATAGATATCGTGAATACCTTTATTTACAAAATCTTTAACCGCAGTTTGTATACCTCTACTAGAGGCAAACGTACTTGAAGTTAATTCTGTTTCGTTAAGTTCTCTAAGAACTCTATTTGTCAGTGTTAGGTAGGTTGTTGCCATTCTGTAATAACTCTATAATTTTATCAAGTTTTTGTTCTTGATTATTAATTCTATTTTCTAAATTACTCATCCTTACTTTATTTGGATCCATAACAATCCTTTGACCTGTGCTTGCATTAGTTTTTTTTCTTAAATCATGTATAGCCATTTTATTTGTTCTCCTAGTTTGTAAGGGGTAATATAATAAGGGGGACATATAGCCCCCCTTAAAATTATGCAGTATTATACTGCTGTATCGTGTTGTGCGTCTGTATTTCTATCAGTTTCATCAATACCTGAAACATCACATAGAATAGCAAATACACGGATTTTACCCGCACTAGATGCTGCTCCAGCCATTAACGCATCAATTGTATCTGCTACTTTTGTAGTCAATACAGGTGCTGCATCAGCAACGTCTCTTGGTGCATAAGCTGCACCAGTAGCATCGTAAGCATCAACGAAAGCATCTGGATCTGAGAATCCAGCTGAACTTCCAGTGATACCAATATCAATAACTACAGAGCCTGAACATGCTGTTAGTACCTCTAGTCCTGCGTGTAATACTACACTTTCTGCAGGAACGTCAAGACATCTAATAACATCATTCTGAGCTGTACCTGAGTCTCCATTAATTGCAGAGACATCAATTGTGTTTTCTATCATATAAGGTGTTCTGCCGTTTGCAGAATGTCCAGCTGTTCCGCCAGCACCTGTTACATCATAAGTTGCCATAGTTTATCTATTATCCCCCTAATTAACCTATTGTTATAACGCCTCTTTGGACTGCTTCACTTCTAAGGATTTTTCTTCCAAATACGTGTAGTCCTCTGACAACGTCTGCGAATGAATCAGGGTCTCTGATTAACTCGGTTTTAGCGATATGATTTACAGTTGCAACACCTGACATATGTCCGTATAAGAACACATGCTCATTTGATCCCGCAGAACCAAATGTATTATTAGCAACTGAACCACCTGAAACCGCAATAGCGTTTGATTGGTACATGTTAAAACCAAATAATGGTCTATCTGTGACCATACCGTTTCTGATTTGTGATGCACCGCCATCAGCCATTACTGATTGGTCAGAAAGTTTAGCACCTGCTTTTCTTAGTTGTTCAAAGAATTCAGGTGATGAAACTAACCATCTATTTTCTTCTGGCACATCATTTCTATCCAGGTTCTTTTTAGCAGTTGATACTAAATTTGCTAAAGTATCTGCAGCTGCGTCACCATCGATTGGTGATGAGTCAGTTCCTGTACTAGTACCATTAGTAGCATTGTCATAAATAAATTTCAATACGTTATAGTCATAGTTTTTTTTTAATGAATATGCACCTGAAGAGGTTGCAAGAGCTTCAAAGTTTACATGAGATTGTCTTTCTTCAATATCATCTACTTTAAAAGCAAAATAAGAACCTTGATCAACAGTCATAGTGATTTGGTCATCAGCTAATACTTGTGTATCAACTGTTTGACCTCTAGCATAATCTTTAACTGTGATTGTAGGTTCTTTAATGATCTTTACTGTGTCACCAAAGTTTTCAATTTCTCCAGCGTAATCAGTGTTAGTAATATCTTCTACCACTGATGCTCTTCTGAAGAATTTTTGAACTTTCTGACTAAAGATTTGTGGAGTAAAATTACCTTGTGCAAGGTTTTGATATCCACTAGCGTTTGTAAAAGCCATAATGCTTCTCCTTGTTTATTTAGTTAGATTGTTAACGTTGTTCAATTCTACCTTCTAAACGTGCTAGATCAATTTCTTTTTCAAATTTTTCAAACTCCTGAGGTTTCAATTTAGAAATCTCACTTGTTGTCCAAACTTTTTTCTTTGGTATGTCTGTCTCAGTACTTTTCTTAGTTTTAGTAATTACCTTAGCAGCTTCTTTTTTTACATCAGCTTTTTCTTTTTTATTCAATGTACTAATACCTTGATCCATTTTGTATAGATCTAAAGCTCTAGCAGCTAATTTTGCATTGGAAGTATTTTTATACAACCAATCTTGAATAATTGGATCTTGATTTTCAGCCCAAGAATGAAATTGTTCTTGTTGTCTAATTTCACTAAAGTCTGGATGTAATTTTAAAAGTTCTACTTCAGCTTTTTCTTTTGCAATTTGTTCCTGTTGTTGTTGAAGATTTTTATATTTATCTTCAAGTTCTACAGTACGAGTAGTAGCTTTGTCCATTGCAATAGTTTCCATCATTGCATAAACGTCAGGGTACTCTTTTCTCCAAGCATCCAATTCAGATGGACTTTTGGGTGGTACAAATTGATTAGTACTTTGCTCTAATTGACTACGCAAAGATTGAAGTTCATCTTTATGTTTACCAATTGTAGAATCATAGTGTCGTTTAAGATCGTCATAACGTTTCTTAAAGACTTTTTCTTCAGCTTTTGCAGGGCGTTCAGCGATAGGAGTAGCCTTTTGATCTGTTGGATCTGCAGTCTCTTCAGATGCATCGGTGTCCTTCTGTTCGGTTGCTGCTTCTGCTTCCTTTTCTCTTTGTTCCCTTTGAAACTTTTCTAATTCACCTTTAGCAAATGCCTCAACTTCGGGATCGTCTTCACCTCTGTTTTTTTTATAAGGATTTGCCTCTTGTAATTTAACTTTAGTTTCTTCAGAAACTTTATTTTCTTGTTCCATTATTTTTACCTCTTAGGTTAAGTGCCTTATGGATAAGGGTAGCTTAAAACTTATGTAGTTTGTGGGCTAGTCATTAAACCCTGACTAGGTGGCACAGTTGTTTGTTGTTCCATCTGATTTTGCATTTGTTCAATATCTAAATCATTAAGTGCTATTAAATCGTTAGTAAAGTTTTGAATTGCTTCTTGACCTTCACCACCATATTTAGCACTTGCATATTTAGTTGCCATTGATAATGGAATCACAACATTAGGTTCATTTGTACCAAAAGAGTTTATAATTTCTTTTAACTCTGGTGCAATTTTACCTATTGCTGTTTTAACAGATGGAGATAGTACAGTATCTAAAACTGCATTATCTTCAACTGTTAAATTTTTTAAACCTGGAAATTTAGATAATATTTTTTCTTCTTGAGTTGTAGGAGCTTCTGCTTGCATTGTAGGCTGAACTTGTTGTGGCATATTTTTTGTAGTTTGTTTTGCAGGTTTTAAATTACTTAAATTTGGTGCTCTTGGAACTTTAGGTCTTGAATCCATCATACCAGTTGTTGTTGGTTTTCCTGTTGCGTCAATAGCCATTATGCGTATAACTCCTTATGATAATTTTTTTCTTTTACAAATTTACCAGTAAATTTACATAAAGGTTCAAGTATAGAACTATATACTCTACCTAATAAACTAAATTTACCTTTTCCTAATCTCCACTTAATATCTTTAACTCTATTTATTGCTATGTGTTTCCAAAATTTTGTTGATAATTTACTTTTTCTCATTGATTTAACTGCAGGAATTGCAAAGTACCAATATCCTTTAATATGTTCTGGTGTTAAATGTGATTCTGTAAATCTTAAATCTAACGCCCAATCTTTTCTACTAATTAAACCTTGATTATATAATTCTGTACAAATAACTCTACCCCCAACAACTCTACCAATTGTACCTCCAATAACTCCACCTACTGGTCCTCCAACAGCTGTTCCGATTGCTGCACCTACACCTGCAGCTTGATTTTCTTTTTCATCACCACCAAGAACTTTTGATATTCCATAACCTGCAGCTCCTGCAATACCTGCACCACCTACTGTAGTAGCACCTACTGGTGTATTAATTAAACTTGTTAATTGTGTAGTTGGACCAGCTATTGATCCAGATTTAGCACCACGTAAATATGCAACTCCTAGATCTAATCCACCTTTAAGTACTGTATTTACTCTTTGAGCTTTTAATGCATCATTTTGCATTTGCTGAATTCTATTAAGATAAGCATCAGGAGTAAATCCTGTATCTTGTCTAGTAGAAGTAATACCTTGTATTTTTTCAAAAGGTGATTGTCTTGGAGTTAGAGCTTTACTTGTATCAATTGCTTGTTGTTGTATATCAACTGGTGTTTGTCCTCTTGCAACTGTTTTAGTTTCACCTGTTTCAGGATCTGTTACAATATCCATTTGACCAGGTGCTTCTCTTAATAGACTTTGAGTTTGAGTTCCTAAGTCTGTAGTTCCTGTTGCTAAAGTTGTTTTTTGAGTTCCTGTATATGCTTCAAACTGATCAACATTATTTACAGGTGCTGATGCAACTGCAGCATCTTGATATTCATAAACTCCAAATTGATTTCTTGTTAGTTTAGCTACCATATTCTTTATTGCGTTTGTGTGCGTCTTTGAGGTTGAGGATTTGGCGAACTAAAGCCAGCTTCCCCTGGCATCGGTACATTACCAACTCCGATGTTGCTACCTCCAGCTCCTGTTGGATCTGTTGGCGAAGCTCCAGGAGGTACTCCTCCAGTCTGCCCCATTTCGTTTTGTCCTCTATTAGAGGTTCTATTGTTTTGATTTGCATTAACCATTCCCATTATTTGTGCAAAGATTGCTGCTTTTTCTGGATCATTTATTAATTGATCTGGATCAATATCTAAAGACTTTGCTACTTCTTTTAGACATGTATGCCATTTAACAAATGGTGCTAATGTAGGATTAGAAGCTGTTTGCATAAATGTTAATAATCTTTGCGATCTAACTTCTTTTTGCATCAGTGAAGAAGTTCCTTGTGCTTTAACTTCTAAATCACCTTTAATATGTGGAGCATCATCACTAAATTGCATATTAAAATGATACATTGCTTCACCTAGGGGTTTGATTAAATAATCGTCTATATTTTTAATAACTGTTTTAATACTTAATGCAGCAGCACCCATAAGCATAGACATACCTGCTGCTGTTCTTGTTGTAGATTGTACACCTGTTGTTCCATGTGAATAAGAAGGTATACCTGTTGATTCATCTGCAAGTTGTCTAAACTTATCAAACATTTGTAAATTTTCGTATGCAGTATTAGGAAACTTAACTCCATGAACTGCCTGACCTGTTTGACCACTTTGTCTTCTAAATATTTTACCAGGAAATATTTTCATATCTTGTCCTGGAACTAACATTGTTTCATCAACATCAAATACTAAATTACCTGCTAAAGCTAAATTATCAATAGCCATTCTTGCATGACCATTCATAATTTGCTGAGAGTCTTCCATATTTTCTGCAACTCCAACACCAAAAAATTGATATGGATTTAATTCATATGGACATACTAAGTATGGAATTCTTTTTGGAGTAAATGGATTCTCAACCATTCTAATAACATGACCACCACAAATCCACACATTAACATGAATAAAATTTTCTTCACTTTCAAACTCAAAATTTTCATCTTCTATTAAATCTTTATTTATAATACCCCAATATTCTAAAATTTCAAATCTATTTTTATATATACTAGTAATATTTTCTCTATCATACAAAGAAGATTCATATCCTCTAACTTGATAATTAGGTCCTTCATCTAGACATTCTTGAATAGCATCAGCATTAAACATAGGTTTTTCTTTTAAATCTGCTAACTGTTGTTTATTAAAACTATGTCTTTGTATAACGTAATCTGCATCATTAATACTTGTAGCATTTGGATCAGGATAAAAATCCCAACAAGATACTGCTTCTATACTCGGTACTGTTTTAGTTTTACCTACATAAACATTCATATCATTTACTCTATCGTAACTGCCATATGTTTTTGTATCAGTAAAAGGTCCTTTTAAAATACCAGTACCCATTAAAGACATTTCAAAAAATGTGTGTCTTAGAATAGTAATTGCATTTGATTCTTCTAATTGATCATGAATAAGTTTTTCCATTTTAGAAGCAGCCATACTAGCTGGTTCTATTTGTGGTTCACCTTGAATTGATGTGCCTTCTTCAAAACCTAATTCTTCATAGTCTTGTGCAATTGTTTTTATTAAATCACTTGCAGTAACTCCTGGAGGAATACTTTGTCCATCACCATTGAATCCATATAAACTTTTTACAACATCTGAGTTTTTTGGATTTGGATTTACAGGTGAAGGTCTATCACCACTAGACATTTGTTTTTCTTGTGGAGTAACCATTCTTGCATATTCATCAATATTTTCTGGAACAGATGTAGGACTTATTCCTAAAGGAAATTTACCTTGAGAAAATAAAACTTCTATAATCTGTCCAAAAGATGCAAGAACTTTTGTCTTTGTAATTTTAACAAATACTTTAGACTTTTCATTTTCACGAAAAGCCATTTCAGGACCATAGATTCCTCTATAGTTTCTGTAAGCCTTAAGCCATCTTTTTTCATCATATATTTTAGATGTCTCTGCTTCTTGAAATTTATTTCTTATATAGCCAACGAGATTGTTGTCCACATAAATTTCTCTCTTATCTTTATCGTCAGCCATATTTTATTTAATTAGTAGTCTCTTTCTTCAGCCATTTTAAAAATTGCTGGATCTACTTTAGATTTTGATTTACCTTTTGCATCATTTTGATCTCCAGACATATTTCCTTGATTCACTTTTGAATTAGGATCTATTTCCATAGCATCATTAGGTCTTTTAGGTACATCAGGTGCAAGTTCTCCATGCATATATCTTTTCATCATAGTTATGTCTCCTTATGGTTTTGGTGGTATATATTCATCACCTTTTAATAGATCATGAATACCATATTTTTTACCTGGTTTTTCCTTTGGTTTATTACCAAATTTTTTTATAACTTTTTTAACTTTATCAACAATTTTTTTAGTTTCCATATTAGCATATACTTCAGCGATGAAGTTGCTTTTAGGTCCTAATTTATTTCCGTTGTCTTCAGCCATTAGTAATCTTTTTCATCTGCCATTTTAAACAAAGAATCTTGTACATGTTCAGCACCAGGTTTTGAAGGTACAACTGGATCATAGTCATACTCTTGGTATTTTTTTGGTGCATGTTGTGTAAAATCAATATTATCATGTTCCCTGTTTGGATTTTTTCCATCAGGTGAATCACTAAATTGACCTTGTTTTATTTTTGCTTTTGGATCAAACGTTGCTTCCATTTTATATTCTCCTAATTAATATTATCTATATTTTTATTTGTTTTGTCTTAATGACATTTTTTGTAGGAATTGTAGTATAACATCCGCCTTGTTTTATAGAGCCATCGGATTCCCAACTAAAGTCTGCCATAATAATTGTACGCACTGAGTCGGTATGTATCAACCACCCTACACTACAACAAACTGAAGTATTAGCTTTTTTAATTTCTATAATATCTTCCCAACTAGAATCAGATATAATATCTTCCCACCAAACCATAGTAAGTTTATATGGAAAATTTTTACTATTTCTTTTTGGTAGCTTTATTTTTTTTGACACCTTTTAACTTTCCAGAATTTTCCATAGCATAAAAAACAGTTTGGCCTTTCTTTTTACCATACTGTTTTTCTATTGCTTTTTTTATTTTTTTACCTTTTTTATTAAGTGGCATTAATATCCAAAAACTTTATCGGTTGGATTAAATTCAGTTTGTGTGTTTAGTCTTTTAAAATGTTTTGCATAAGATGGATGAATAGGACGACTCATACATCCATATCGAAGTGCATCATATGCGTGATCTTCTGATTTTGTATCAACATCTTCAGGATTATTTGAATCAACTGGTAATGTAGATAATGTTCTAATTAAATTTCTACAATTAGATAATATCATTAAGCCTGGTTCTTTTGTGTCAGGATTAATAGTAAATCGCTTATGCATTTCTAATTTACCATTAATTCTACTTTTTGGAGAACGATCTGATGGTCTCCAACGACAACCATTTTGTATCATAGTTTCTGCAATACTTGGACCTACATCTCCTCGTCTTGCCCATGTACTAGAATCTAATACTCCGTAATTAATATACTCTCCGTGTTCTAACTCAAGAACTTTTTTAGCAAATTGATCAGCCGTGTTCTTAGTGACATACAGCTCTCGATAGATCCAAATATTATTATCATAATCAATAGCAAACCAGAGGCAGCAAGCAGGAGAGCTATAGCCCCAATCTGCAGCACGGAATCTATACCACCCTTTAGGTATTTCAAAACTTTCAACAACATGTGTTTGTTTTTTAAATTCTGGAAAAGCTGAGTCATCAAATGCATCCCAATCTCCATCTAAAAATTGTCTTTTTTGAATTTCTGGTAATGATGCTAGCATGATATAGTAATCATCTGTTTGCATCAAATATGGATTATCTTGCAATTTAGCAGGAATAAATCTTCGTGAAATTTTTCTATTCCCTACTGGTGTACTAATGTTTACATCAAATTTTTCATTAGGCGTAGAGGGATTTACAAACATCTCACGAACCCATTGTGAACCTACGTTTCCTGGGTTGCCAGTTGCTCTCATAAAAACTGGTATTTTAGGATCAACAGATCTTAAAGATGATCTTAAAAAATTATATATATCTGGAGTAGGATATTGAGGTAACTCGTCTATTCCTATCCATGTGTACGATTGTCCTTGGTAACGTAAAACGTCTGTCATGTTCTCTGCATAACCAAACTCTATTTTTGCTCCTGATGGAAATCGCCATTCTTTTTCTTGTTCTCTCCATTTTGCTCCAGGGAATGCTCGTGAGTATAAACGTTGTGAGTGATTAATTAAATCTCTCAACTCAGGCATTGTCCTTCTTATTAAAAGTGCCCTATGCGTTGCTCTATGGCAGTATCGTAGTGGGTCAACCAACATAGCGTATGATTTACCACCACCTCTTGCACCACCATAAAATACTTCTCGCTCGGAAGCGGCAAGAAATTGTGTCTGTGGACCTGTATTAGGTTTAAAGATTACATCTTGCTCTTTGATATGATCTTGAACGGGTTTAGGTGCACTATCAATTAAATCTTCCGTTAGTAGTTTAGTGTCTTTACCGTCTAGTGCCTTATTTATAGTTAACAGTTTACTTTTTAAATTTTCTGCTTCACGTTTGGCAGATCGTAGACTTTGTTCTTTTTGAGCTACTTTTTTTCTACTTCGTTCAAGAACTCGTTTTGTCGATTCTCTCGCTTTGTATATTTTCTTCTTCTTTGGTTTCGGAGGTTCGACTAATTCTTTTTTTAAGTCCGACATGTGATATATATCTACCTGTTTTTCTATGCAACCAAGTTGCTGTTTCTCTTAATGAACAAGTTTTTAAATATTCTTTTGCTTGGTTAAGAGCATCTAGTTCTTCCTTAATTGGTTCTAAGTAATTAGGATCTTCTGATTGTTTAAAACCAAAAGGAATAGTCCTAGCTCTTTTTTTAATTTTTATTGGTTCCATCTTTTGCAGGTAATACAAATATACCCGATAATGATTTCATATTAACATCGAGTTGATCTTTCTTAATAATACCAACTCTATCTAAAATTTGTGTGGCAGCTGATAAACGAATATTAGAGTGTGGAGTAGTCCCGTCTTCGTTCAGAGCGTCTATGAGACGTGCAGCTGCCATGGCAGAGTGTGTAGTGAGGTGATCCTCTGCTAAACTTAAAATTTCTTTTTTAAGACTCTTTGCAAGTTTTGGATAACTATGCTCCGAATAACCTGCTAATTCTGCTGCTTGCTTTAAATTTCCTTTTGCCTGTCCGAACAATGCGTCTAGAAACTTTTCCTGCATATCTGTTAAGTTTTTTCCTTGAGTCTTTACTATAGTAGAATCCATGTTTTGCGTTTACAATTTCCATTATCTCAAAGAATTCTAATTCTTTAAGTTTATTTTTTAGCGATTTGTCTTTTTCTTGGAGCATTTAAATAATCTTTTAAAGATGCAAATCCAGATTTTTTAACTTCGTCTGCTGTAACTCTTGCATAT